GTTAAAATATCTTTTAGCAAATAGACCATTAAATGTATTTGTAGTATCTTTAACTTTTTTTACTTCATTTTTGTAATATTCTAATCCTTGATCTGGATCGTTCATTTGTGATGCAATAAGTTTGTGTGCAGATAAACCTTGTTTGTTTTCTGATCCGTTCATCACAGATTTTTTCTTTTCAAACAAATCATTCTCAGATTTTATTTGTTGATGTTTAATGTAAAGATTTTCTCCAGATTTTAAAAAACCTTTCATGGCTTTACCAATAGAACCAGCCTCATTTAAACTAATTTGTCTTGTATCGTATTTATTAGATGTTTCTTCTGTTGGTGCTATCTGTGATTTATATAATTTTATTGCCATATTTTATTCTCCTAAGCTGCCGCCATTTTAAATCCAAGATCTAATAAACTTGCTCCAGCTGCGTAGTAAGATGCTTTCTTAGCAACTTTACCTCTCCATCTAGCAAGATCTGCATCAGCTCTTTTTTGAATTGCATCGTTATATGCTTGATCTCTAGCATTCTCTGCATTGTAAGTTAAATTATCTCTGTCTCTTTGTAATTCTAATTCTTGATCGTACAAAGCATCAAGTACAGTTCCAGACATATCGGCTCCACCAGATAAATAAGCTACAGTAGTTTTACCCTGGATCTCTTCAACTGTTTTGTCAAACTTAGGTAAAGAATATTCATTATGAACAGACATTAACTGTTCAGCTCTTTGCTCATCTATTTTTGCATTACGCTCTAATATTTTAGCATTAAATTCTGAACCAGCTTGTTGCGCTTTTCCCGCAAATATATCTCCAAAAAAACTCATCTTTCTATCCTCGCAAATCTAATAAAGTCTTCTCCATCGGGACCATACTTTTGCATTACTCCCTCTGGATTTAGACCTAGCCATTTAGCAAATCGGATTGCCATTTCACAATCTGCTTTGACACTTGTTTGTAATCTTTTTATTTTATTATTTTTTATAAGCATCTCAGTTCTTTTCTTTATATGCTTTGCGCAAAAAATTGGATACTTATAAATATCTTTTGTAGCCAAGACCCACCCCTCGGCAACGCCATCCCAAAGTGTAAATACACCTCCAGCCGCTATGGGTTTGTTATTGACTAAACCCGTGAACGACATACCAACTTCTTTTAAGTAGTAAGCATATTTTTTATGTTCTGGTTTCAGCTCTAATAATTTGCTGTTTAAACCAATCTCTAATATTTGTTCAGCGTGTTTATTTTCAAAAGGTACAATTACAACTTTAGACACTCTCTGTCTCCAATCGTGGATATATACCTAAAATAGTCATAGGTAGAGCTTGAGGTTGTTTTACATAAATTAATCCCTCTACTCCGTGTCCAGCATCAAACTCAATTTGTTTATCGCCAGTAAATAACGGAACGGGTAAATCCATACTAGCTCCGCTATCTCTAAAATCTATATTAGTTAAATTATCTGAGCTTGGTCCAACACTAGCTCCAACTGTATTTTGAAATCTTACAGATAAATCAAAAACTCTTACAGTTTTAGTTTGTGTTGTTTCTGTAAAACCCTCATCTAATCTCATTGTTTGTAAATCAGAAGAATACAACAATCCTACTTGTGCCTCTTCAATTGCTGTGTCCAGGTTAATTGAACCCGAGCTAACAGTTTTTGAATTTTGTACGGATCCCTCTCCGATTATATCTACTACTTCTCCCTCTAAATGAGTTAAACCAGATAAGGTAGAAGTTTCTCCACCAGTATAAGTTAATCCACTATCTAAAAAATGGAATGCAGTTAGATCTTCGTTAAACTCAAATGGAGTAAAATATTCAACATATCTTTTTGTAGCTCCATTAATATATCTTTGAACAATAACCCAAACTTGATCCTCTTCTCCATCTCCATCAATACAAGCTACACTTTCTACTTTG